AATGTATTTCATTACCTTCGTCATATAATTTATTGAAGTGAGCTATTCGACCATAGAATGGTTTAGCAGCCTTTTCATCATTGTCGATTTTACCTTCTTTAGTCTTATAAAGTTCTAAAGAACAGATAGTTCCGTCAATGTCAATCATATAACTTTTCTTTGGATTTTCATTCCAATTCGGAGAGTCATTTATTGTTTTTTGAATTTCTTCATTTGTCATTAATCAGACCCCCAATCATATTCTACATCGATTGCCTCTTTAGCAATCTTCTTATCTAGCTCGTCTAGTTTCTTACCGAGCTCAAATTCTATCTTACTACCACTTGGAGAGCTGTTATACTCTGCTAGAAGTGTTTTATACTCATTGTCTAATTCAATTAATCCCATAACCTTATTCTCCTTTGTAAACGTCTTTTTCAACCCAATCACTAGTGTCAACAACACTTGTTTTGGCTTCGAGTTCTTTATCACTCATAGCTTTAGTGAAACTTTTCTCGTAGTACTCAATGACTTTCATCAAATCAAAATTAGTACTGTAAGGAATACTTGGTAATTCATCTACTAATTTTAGATAATCATAGTAACCGAAAATATCCTTAAGTTTAGAACATTCGATTCTTTTAACACCATTGTGATCTTCAGAAGTAAATTCCTCAATCTCATACAACTCGGACAGGCCGTCCTCAATTTTTTCTTTTGTTAGATAACTCATACTAACCTCACTTTCTATACATATAATATCACGCTAAAAGCAGCGTTGTCAACAGGAAATATGCAGAAAAGTGCATCTTTTTTACTGTGCCATAATGGCCATTTATACGATAAATGATGAGAATTTATCAGCTTCGTTAGTAGTTTGAGGCTGATCATTTGTGAGGGTTTGTGCTGATTCTTCTACGTCATACAATCTCATTTTAGGACGATCAATACCAATAACGAATCTTTTGTTTTTAGTTAAATCATTATATCGATTCTTTAACTGTTTGACCATTATCTGATTCATCTCTTCGAGTTGTTCTGTAGATATAAGAGCTAACATCAAGTCAGCTGTTGCTGGGAGTCCGAAAGACTCCGCGGTATCTGTAAGTTCTACATCAGTATTAGCAAATCCCGATCTTGTAACTTGAGTTGCAGACCATACTGGAACTTTAAATTCACCAGCTAATCCACGAAGTTCTTCAGCAATTGCTTTAATTAATGAATAACTATTGATTGCACCACCAAGACCTTTGACTCGTGAAGAAGCACATATATTAATATAATCAACAAAGATTACATCGGGAATAAAATCTTTCTTTAGTTTTAATTCATTGAGAAGTGCTCTGAAGTGACCAACATGAGCAGTAGATGTAGGATATTCTTTTACAATAAGTTTACCTTTTGTCTTTGCTTTAATAGTATCAACTTTTCTATCAAACAAATCTTTAGGCATATTCTCAACTTGATCAATCGGAATATCCATAAGATTAGCATCGATACGTTCTGCAATTCTTTCTTCAGCCATTTCTAAAGTAATATATAATACATTCTGTCCTTGAGATAATGCTGCTGACGCGAAGTGACACATAGCCAAAGATTTACCAACACCCGTTCCAGCAAGAATAATATTAAGAGTTTTCTTAGTGATACCACCCTTAGTAATCTCATTAAACATTTCTAAATCAAATGGAATACGTTCTTCTTTTTCATGATAAAAATCAAAACGTCCGTCAGCATTCTCGATATAATCGTGACCCACGTTTGTATCAAAAGAAACAGATAAAGCTTTAGTAAGTATTTCGGGTATTGCACCTTCAGCAACACCTTTCTTCTTACCATCAATAATGTTAATAGATTCCATGATAGCAAGAAATAGTGCACGATCTTTACACCACCGTTCAGTAGTATCAAGAAGCCAATTCATATCACAATCAACTGGCTGGTCTACTGTTTTTATTAAGTTAACGATTTCATTAAGGTCTTGACGAGTTGTGAATCCCGAAGATTGTAATTCAATATCTAATACAGAAGATGTTGGCAGTTTGTTAAACTTTGATATAAACGATAAGAATAAATCATAGACAGGACGATGTTCACCCTCAAAGTATTCTGGCTTTAAATGTGGTAAAGCTTTTCTACAGAAGTCTTCATTCTGAATCAACTTCTTGATAATTATCGTCTGTATGTTCTCTTGCGTCGTGTTTGTTTCCATCTATAATAATGTCCCTTAAAATATCTCCAATATAATTTTTAAATTCAACAGAGTTTGCTAAATCTTCTTCCATACTTTCTGGCTTATACTCAAGCTTCCAATCAAACTTAAGAGTCATAGTACCATCTTTGTTTTCTTCAGTAGGAGCTTCAACTTTTCCGTATGTGTATATTATATCAGAATATTTTCCAGATAAAAGTTTAATCGCATATAAATCTGCATCAGCTTTTTCTACTAGTTGCCAATCTATATCTCTTTTATACATCTTCTTCTTTTGCTTCTTCACCAAACATCGATGAGTGAGCAACCTTAAATCGTTTCTGTATCCAATCAAAGAAATCAGTTTTAGAAAAAATGTATTCCCAAAACTCTGCATTTAATGTTTGTTTTGCACGAACATTACCCGACAGTTCTTCGCCTGTTGCTGGGTTCTTTGCTTGATACCAACCGTTTTTAGGTTTAACGACATATCCACCTTGTATTGCAACATCTAAAAGGCCAGACCATTTTTCGATACCACCTTCCCAAGTTACAGTAATAGGAATCTTAGATTTTTCTTTTACAAATCGTGACTTCTCTACATTAATTACAAAGTGATAACCTTGTATCTCTGTGCCAGATTTTTCTTGTTGTCTACCAATAATCCATACATTGTCTGCTGAATACATGATACCTGTTCCACCCGATACTACAGCTTTTGGAAACAATCCAATCTCCATGTAAGTATGGTTAACAGCCAATAAAGGAACATCTTTTAATGTTAACATAGGAGTTATCATTCTGAATAATCCTTTGAGAGCTTTTGCTCTAGACATATCTGCAACTGACTTTTCATTCATTGCATCTTCTACTTCTTTCTTAGAAGCAATGTTACCAACTGAATCAATAATAACAATTACTCGATCTTTTCTATCAATCTCTTGTAACTGATTTACTAAATCAAATTTTAGTTCTTCTACATTTGTTACTGGCGTGTGTAGAACTCTTGATGTATCAATATCAAAACTTTCGAAGTATGATTGTGGTGAACCAAACTCTGAATCATAAAATAATAATACTGCATCATCATACTTCTTCAAATATGCTGAAGCCATTAACAGTGCAAATGATGTTTTGAAATGTTTCGAAGGGCCAGCTAATACTGTAAGTCCAGATGCTAATCCGCCATCTAAACTACCCGATAATGCCACGTTTATCATAGGAACAGAAGTCGTAGTAAATTCTTTTTCACCAAAGAACTGTGATTTATTTAATACGGACGTTCCCGTTACGCGTGAAGTTTTCTGTAATTTTTCTAATAGAGACATAGTTATCCTTTTTGTTGACGACAATTATACAACAATACTTATCAAATGTAAAGAACTTAAACTAAAAATTCTTCTAGACTATTTGGTTGTCTTTCGACAATGTACTCTTGTTTATTATTGTCTTGACGAATAAAGTTAGCATCGATAGTATCGATATTTCCATCTAGCCAGTCTTTGACATTTTCAGCCATATCACTTGCTGTACACACTGGCACATTTTGACAAATCATATTAGCATTTTTCTTACCACCTAGTAATTGGAAATCATCAGGCATTTTCATTAAAGCTAATGCTTCACGAAATGTAATAAATCTATCTTCTACTGGATGAGCTAACATATAAGGTAAGTGACCTACGAATGCACCAATACAATCTTTTGGAAAGATAATACCACGTCTCATAATACCACCACCTACTACTGTAAGTTTATGATGTTTTCTACGACAAGAAGCTGCAAATCTTTCGTATTGTTCTCCTTCGAAACCATCTGCCCATTCAGCTAGAATCTCGTAACACTTATCTTCTCCATAATGTTTTTCTAGATAAGAATTAGCTTCTCTTGTTCGAGGAAGTTGTTCTATAAATTCTGCATGAGATATACCACCATGTACTACTTCTAAAATATGTTTGTATGTAATATCGTCAGTAGGTTTCTTATGACTAATACATTCATTCATAGGATCATCTTCAGATACTTTTGCATTTAAAATAATATCTGTTGCTTTTTCCATAGGTTTATTATAATACTTA